CTGGGAACATTGCCCTTCAGAGAGAAGGCTTCGAAGACATCCCGACCATGCGCGGCGTGGCTTCGGCTGCGGCACTGGAAGGCGCGGTAGGCTTTGGTCTTGGAGCAGGTATTGAGATTGCCTCTCCTACCCAACAGGCAGAGTACAACCTCGCCCGTGCAAACATTACCAATGAGGTAGATCGCCAACGCGAGGCGGAACTTCGTCAGGAAGAAGAGCGTCGAGCCGCAGAGTTCCGTGCGACCCTTGAGGCTGAGAATCAGCGCCGTCTTCAGGGCGAAGCGGATCAGGCGAACCTTGACGCGCAGGCGGCTGAAGCCCGCACTCAAGCGGACACTATCGCCCCTCCAGATGTCTCGGAATTCTTTTCTTTAGAGGGAAGTCCAAGAAAGTTCCGAAACGATGTCGAGTTCGGAACTGCTTATGGGCAAAAGATCGCCCGTACTTTAGGCGATTACTTCCCGAACTTTGGTCAGTTCTCTGTAAGACAAGGGGAAGTTCAAGGTGAGGCAACGTATGGACCTGATGGCAAAGCCATTTCCCTAGGTACGCCAACCTTTGAAATCATCGACACTGAAGGCAAGCGTTACGGCCAGCCGCTTCAGACCTTTGAACAGGCGAATGCCACTGCCTTTAGTTTAAATAAAGAGGTTATCAACCAGAATGTTCGTGGAGCGATCCTTAACTCTCTGGATACCTCGGAACAGACCTACGATCCGGACACGACACAGAGCCTTTTCAGTTACGGATATCGCACCCTCAACCCGGATGCGAATACGTTCTCTGCTGTATCTCTCAACGAGGCGGCAAAGACGGTCGGCCCTGATTACGCAGAGGCGCTGAGTTGGCGACAGATCGAAGGGTTGCCGAAGGCAAAGGATCGTCGCGGTCGCGTATTGGTCTATCAGTACACGCCGGAAGGTGGTCAGCCTCGCATCATCAAGGGTTTGACCAAGGCCCAAGAGATCAACAAGTCACGTTCTCAGGAAGGCAAGCCTGAGAGCAATGTCTTTTCGCTTGAAGAAACCAAGTCTGCACTGGGCAAGAGTTTCCCGGCCATCACCAAGGATGTGCCGATTGATCCGAAACTCGGCAAGAAAGGCGCAGTCAATCAGATTGCTGACCTGATTCGTTCGAAGAACATCATCTCAGACATTGCCTCCCCTGAAGTCAATGCCCTTGCAAAAGGCGTTACAGGGAAGGGTTCCGTCAAAGAGATGGACTACGGCGACATCCGTCTTTTCCACAAGAAACTGTCTAGCCTTCCGCGTTTCGAACGGGAAACCAAACTTCCTGTTTTCGAGTTCAAGCCGTACAACCGTGAGAACTTCGTTCGTGCATCGAAGTTCATTCAAGGCGCGAATGCTCGCGGCGTCACTCCGACCGATGATCAGATTATCGAAGCAGCGCGGTTGCCTAAGGAATATCCGAAGGTCGATGAGACGCTTGCCGTACTCAAGCAGGATCTGTCCAAGCAGGGCGTTAAGGTAGCGCCGAAGCCGGTCCTTGCATTGCCCGCTCCTCCGGGTGGTGTGGGCAATCTTGTCCCAATCCGCAAGGCACTTCGTCAGTCGCTGCGTGGGTATGGACTCAACGACATTGCACTCAACATCGAACGGAACTTGATCCAGCCGACTGGAGAGATCGCAGGCGAGGAGACCGAAGCCTTCTTCGATCCGCGCCTAAAGCAGATTTTCCTCGCAGTGGATCGCGTAGATCCCGATGGTTCGCTGACACCAGAGCAGCGTTTAAATGCTCTCAATCAGGTGATGGGTCACGAGGTGATCCATGCTGCCCGTCTTCTGGATCTATGGAAACAGGACGAGTGGTCGAACCTTGAGAACGCCATCACCAAGGTCAAGAAGCCGGGTACTAATCAGACCTACTTCGATATCGCCAAGACCAACTACTCAGATCGTAGTGGAGTAATTCAGATCGAAGAGGCGGTCGCGGATATGTTCCGTGACTACACAGCCAAGCAATTGAAAGTCAGTGGGCGTCCCCAGAATCTTCTGGAGAGAATGGCGCAGTTCTTCCAAAGACTACGCTCTGCCCTGACCGGAACTGGGTTCCAGACCTACGGAGATATTCTCTCCCGCTTTGAGCGTGGCGAGGTAGGCGGTCGTCAGCGTGGTGAGATCCGCACCCTCCGTGCCACTGAGGCTGCGCTATCCCGTGCGGGTACCACTCCGGAACGATTAGCAGGCATTCTGGGAGGCGCTGCTCCAGCCCCTGCCGTCGTTACACCTGCTGCCGCTACCGCTCCTCCTGCGCCGCCTGCGGCCCGTCCACGGACAACCTCTGACCTTCCCCCTGAAATGCTTCAGGGCGCGGAGATCATGGAGTCGAGACTCCCTCCCCGTATCTCTGTCGAAGGCGAATCGGTTCCGACCACCAATGCCGAAGGTCGCCCGATCTTTATTGGCGGCGAAGGTCTTGAGCAGGTTGGCAGAGCCACTCGAAACACTGAGCAAGGTTTAAACAACTTCTGGCGCTGGTTCGGCAAGAGCAAGGCGAAGGATAGTCAGGGTCGCCCGCAGGTTTTCTACCATGGAACTGGGGCGATCATTGATCGGTTCCGTCCGAAGCAGGCGGGATCTGTCTTCGTCACCAAGAGTCCGGCATTCGCGGAAGAGTTCGCGTTCCTGTCTGATAACTACATGGTCAGCAACTTCCCGGACTTCATGTCAGACCAGCAAGTCTTGGATGCCTTGAATGAAACGCTGGCCGTCCAGTCTTCATTCTCCCCTCCGCTCTACGAGAAGATGAGGGCGGAGAGAGACAGGATCGCGAAGGACATTGCGAACGGTAAGGCCATCAATCCGAAGTCCTTGCAGGCGGTGAAGGATGTTGCCGCAGAGGGACGCAGTTCGCGTTACCTCAACGCCATCCAGACTCGCCTGCCTTCAAGCGGGAACCTGATGCCCGTCTACGTCAAGGCGGACAAGCCTTGGGACTACGACAATCGCGAGGATGTTCGCGCTGTTGTTCGTCGCGCCAGAGAAAATGGCGCAGATATCACCGCGTCCATGGTCGAAGAGATTGGTCAGGGTAACTGGCAGACCATCGAAGGATCGGATGGCAACGCCCCGATTCTTGATGCGATTAGAGAACTTGGCTATGACTCCATGTTCGTTGAAGAGCAGGGTGAGAAGAACCTTGCGGTCTTTAACCCGAATCAGGTCAAGTCTGCGGTAGGAAACACGGGCGACTTTGGCCTTGAGACGGATCTCATTTTGGAATCTCGCAGCAAACCGCCGCGTAGTCCTTTGGCAGATATCGTTACCCCAGAAGAAGCCGAAGGTCGTATTCGCCGCCGCCTTGCACGGGAACCCGGTGTCGGTGCGCCCCGGAACGAACGTGTCGAACTTACGGTTCCGGGCAGACCTTCATTCTTGGTTGGAAAGATTACCAACGAAGACTGGTTAAACCGTGTCAATACCCTCATGAGCATGGAGGAAATCAAAGATGCTCGCGGGTGGTATCGACAGTTAGACGAAGCCTTCCGTCCCATCTTCGGTGATGAGACTCCGAAGTACGCACTCGCATGGCTACTCTCACAGAAACGCGCCAGTCCCACGAAGGGATTCACGGACGTACTGCGAGCAGCGGACATGGCCGTTGGCAAACCTGAAATCAAGAAGGCAGGTTTAAACCAGCAGGCATTGATCGATGTCCTGAGCGATAGGGTTCCAGAGGGCGGAGTGGGTGACAAACTCCTCGACTTCCTCGACAGCGAACTTGGGTTGGATACGCGAACGGTGGTTCGTGGTGATGTCCGTGGCAGACAGCCTGCGGCGATTGATGTCTGGGCGCAGCGCGATATCGGCTTTGTCGATCCGACTGTGCAGGAATACATCCGCAAGAACTTCGGTGATGAAGCAGCCAATAGCCTTCAGGTAGACAAGACCACCTCAGGCGAATCGCAGTATGAGTACGGCATCGACTTCTACAACGATGTCGCTGAGATGCTCAACAGACAGAACTTCGATGGTGGCGGCTGGACCGCTCGCGAGGTTCAGGCTGTCGGTTGGGTGACGATGCAGCGTGCCATGGGCGTCGATGCAGAGTTCGTTCGTGACATCATTGGCGGTAACACGCGCCGTGTTTCGATTGGCTTGGCCCCCGGTGCAAACTCTGTCCTCGCAGACAAACTCGCAGGGAAAGAAATCCCTGTCGATGTCGCACAGAGAGAGATTGAGTTCCTCGCAAATCTTGCGGGTATCAAGGTTAAACAGAACGTCGCGGGCGTAGGCGCGTATCTCCAGTGGTTAGAAGGGGCGATCCAACTGGATGCGATTGCGAGTCCTGAAGCCGTCGATGATTTCATGGACATGGTTGGCTATGCCTTCCAGCAAACGGAGATCATCAACACCAGATCGTTGAAGTCTGGAAAGAACATGGCGATTGACATCCTCTCGCCTAACCTTGACTCCGTTGATAACGCGACGAAGTTCTTCTCCAAGTTCCTTGAGTTCGCACCAAAGAACAAAGAAGGCGATCCCATTGCTCCGGGCTTCCAGCAGATTCTTGTCGATGGGGTGCCGGGTATTCGCCTTTTAAACTTTGCGGGTAACTGGCGAAGAAACGAAGTCGAGAAGATCATCAATGCTGCGAACGATGCAGCCGAACAAACTAATGTTGAACTTGACCGTTCAATAATTAGTCAGGTTGTGCTATCGTCTACAAAGAACGATTGGAAGGAGAATCGAAATGGCGAAGCGTATCTCGGCTCATTACGCGACAGAGGAAGACTACAAGAAGTTGAACTTCTACAGCGTCGGTACCCTCCATCGCGCATCGACCTTGCCGGTGACGGCACCATCGTCTGGCAAGGACAAGAAGGACAGCAAGGCGCAGCAAAAGCCGCCGCAGAAGTAACGCCTATTGAAAGACCGCAAGCGCAACTCGACCAAGCGGTTGAGAATGCGAGGGCGGATATTGAGTCCACGCCTGCAATGGCGATCCCGCTCTACAACTTGGCGGCATCGCCTGATGCGCTCTACGTCGCACAGAATCCGGAGCAAGGTCTGAAACTGACCCCGGATGATGAGGTGCGATACTCGCGTAAGAATCAGCCGAACTATCGGAACCCGAACATCAAGACGATTCTTGATCAGGTTGTTCCAGATCCCCCGAATCAAGATCCCGCTAAGACGGTGATCAACTCCATGAAGATGTCCCCGTTCCGGGACACCGTGGACAAACTGCGTCAGAACGCGATCTTCAATTTCTCTCGTCTGGAGTTCTATAACCAGAACCATCCTTCGCTTATGCATAACACTGCGGCAGTCAGTTCACTGGCAGCGGCAGAGTTTGCGGATCGCAGCAAGGCAATCTTCGCAGCGGCGATCACCGAAGGGGTTCCGGTCTATGTCGATGGCGGTTTCCGTGTTGATCCGTTCGTCCACAACGGCAGGCAGTACAAGGGACTTATCGATGTCCTTGCCCCGCTCTACAACAATCAGTACAACGCCAGCCTTGAGAAACTGGCTCAAGCGTATGCGGTTGCCAAGCGCGGAGAGCGTTTAAGCAAAGAAGGTAAAGCCGTCCCTGCTGATGCGAAGTTCCTGCAAGAGATTGAGCAGGAGGCGAATCAGTACATCAATCCTGCAACGGGTCAGCCAATCATCAGGGAATGGTATGACGCATGGCAGGCTTACAATGCCAACACCGTCAAGTTCCTGCGCGATACGGGAATGATTGATGATGCTGCTGCAACCAAGTGGTTGAATCAGTCTGACTATTACCCCTTCTATCGAACGGATAAGACCGGCAAGGACATCTCTGATCCCAGTGTATTCGGCGGTAACCTCACCACCGCATCGACCCTCAAAGCCCTGAGAGGCAGCGAGGAGGGGATCAACGTCCCGCTCATGGAGGCGATTCTTTCCAACCTTGATGCAGCGATTGCGATGGGCATGAAGAACGTCGCCCAGCAGCGAATCGTCAGGGATATGGTCAACATCGGCATGGGCCGATTTAAACAACCCGGTGAGAATGTCGAAGGCAAGCCGACTGTCAACCTCAAGGTCAACGGCAAGCGCGTTACTGCATTCATCGACGATCCGCTGATCTTCGAATCCATGCAGGCGATCCCAGATGTCAATCTTGATGGGTTGCTGGGGAATCTCTTCAGGGTTCCGGCGACCGTGCTTCGCGAACTAATTACGAGAGATCCGGGTTACATGATTGCGAACATGGCCCGCGATACCGTTTCTGTTCTTGCAACAAGCGGAGCGAACATTATCCCTGCTGTTGATACGGTTAGAAATTTCAACAAAGGGTTACAAAATCTTTCTCGTCTTGGCGTTACTGGCGGATATGATTTTGCTCGTGACCCTACAGATATTGTGAAATTTCTTTCTGACGAGGCTCGTAAGAGAGGGCATGAAATCCCTGTCCGCGAAGAGACGAAGTGGGATGAGGTCGTTAATTCGAACTATGTCCGTCCGCTTAAAAGCGCATGGGACTTCCTTGGGACGATCTCCGATAAAGCGGAAGCCTCGACCCGTAATGCGGTCTATGAGGACACGCTCAAGAGAACAGGCGACTGGGTAGAAGCCGCCTATCAGGCGCTGTCTGTTATCAACTACGGACGGCGTGGACGGAACCCACAGTTAAGACTCGTCACCGCTACTGTGCCGTTCTTGAATGCCCGCATCCAAGGCTTGGACAAACTGTATCAGGCTGGGATGGGCAGGTCTGGCGTGTACCGTGAGCGCAAGAAGAACATCCTCAGGTTCGTTGGCCGTGCAGGGTTGATGGTTGGACTGACTGGCTTTTACTACGCCATGATCTCTGACGATGAGTTATACGATAACGAGAATCAGGAAGTGAAGGATAACTACTACCTGATCCCGATCAAGAAAGCAGACCTTGCCAATCGCGAGCCGGGCTTTGCTGTAAAGATTCCTATTCCCTTCGAAGTGGGTATCCTCTTCAAGACCATCCCTGAGCGCATCATGGATGCTTACTACAAGGATGCTCCGTCCAAGGATCTGAGGGATTCATTGGTCCGCGCCACGACCAGCACCTTGGCGTTTAACCCTGTTCCGCAGACGATCTTGCCGATCCTTGAGACGGTCGCGAACTACGACACGTTCACGGGCAGACCCATCGTCCCGCAGTACATGCAGGATCGGGATGCGATTGCCCAAGCGCGATTTGGCACAAACGAACTCGCTCGTCGCGTAGGCGAAGCGACGGGGATCTCTCCGCTGAAACTGGATCACTTGATGAACGGTTACCTCGGTAGCCTTGGAACTTACACCCTTGATGTCGTAGACACACTCCTTCGCGATAACGACATGCAGTACCCGCAAAGGAAGTGGTTTGAGTATCCGTTCGTGCGCCGGTTCTTCACAACCGCAATGAGACCGGGATTGCAAGAACAATTCTATGAACTCGACAAGAACATCAATGGCATCGTCGGAAGCATCAACGCTCTGAAAGATCAGGGTCGAGTCGATGAACTTCAGGCTTACATGCTTGAGAACGAGAACATCCTCCAACTCAAGAGCGGCGTGAATGTCCTTGATAAGTTGATGAAGAGATATCGCGATCAGAAGGATGCGATACTCCGGATGGATATTGATCCTGCTGAGAAGCGAAGGATCATTGATGAACTCGACCGGAACATGAATCTCCAATTGAAGATCATGCCGCAACTGAGGAGACTGGCCTACGATGAGCAGAGACAAGCAGGCTAGTCACTACCTCGGCAAGGTTAAACAGTTGGACTGTGTCCTCTGTTCCTTACTGGGCCAGCCTCAGACCTCTGTGACAGAAGCCCACCACATCCGTACCGGGCATGGGCTTGGGGACAGGGCAAGTGACTACCTGACTGTGGCTCTCTGTGTGGAATGCCATCGGGGAACTCATGGGTTCCACGGAACCAAGGCTCTGATGAAGATTGCCAAGTTATCCGAATTGGATCTGCTGGCTGAAACCATCCGTCTGTTGGACGAAAAAGGAGGGGAGTCAGACTTGACCCCCCTCAAGAAGGTTTCACAAACAGGCAGCAAACAGGAGAACGCTGCCTAGCGCAGAGTATCAGTCAACTTCCGTCCATTCAACACCGCGCTCTGCACCGAAGTGGTAGATGAGTTCGATCAGGTCTGCGAGTTCCTGTTTGGACATCCCAGAAGTAGGCTCCCCCAGATAGACCATCCCCCCGTCGATCCCCGGAACCATCCTCTGCCTGCGTACCGCCGCAGTGAAGATCCATTTCCAGTCATTCTTGGAGAGCCTCTGCCCGTGCCACTCCACCTGTCTGGAGATGTCACTGAGCAACGCCCACATCAGTGAGTTCTGACCCAGACTACGCCGGTTCTGTTTGACAACCTTCGCAATGATCTCTTCAAGATTTGGGTTCATAAGTGTTTAAATGATCCACGCTGATGAGTCGGGTATCAGGGTCGTAGTCGGACTGGGTTCCGACTGACCATGCTTCGTCGTAGTGCATCCACCCGTAGATCTCGACGCTGCGGATCTCAGGCATGATGGGCTTGGCAACGAATAGGACCAGACCCTTACCGACCTGTCTCTTCCTGACTGCCGCTGTTTCCCTTGTTCGGATGCGACGGACTTCGATGTTTGTCCCGACATCGGGAATCTCTTTGTACTGGTTGTGATCCCGATAGTCCCAGACATGACCTGACCAGTAGCGATTGGTGTACTTCGCTACCGCCAGTTCCGCAGCACACGCAGCAGCCGAAGCGGTCCTGTCATCTTCCATCCTGTCTCTGTGGTAATGCTTGGCATCTGGCCTGAACCAGTTCGCCGCATACCTTCTCGCACCCACATGACAGACCCATTCATACTCCCAAGGGAGCAGATTCACCACTGGGTTCATGGGGTAAATGTTTCGAGGATCGTGACCGAAACGATAGTGTCTGTAGGCAGAGCATAGAACCTACGCCCTGCGATTCCATCAACCTGAACAACTGAGTATTGGGTCTTCTCTTTCTGTGTCAGGTACTGCGCCTCTTCCAAGGCGTAATCAACTTCAGTGAACGAAGATGTTTTCTCAAGATTCATTTCCTTCTCCTGTTTGGTTTTTTGCTTTTCAGTTCAGCGATCTCTGCCCGCAGACTGCGGATCTCATCGGCACATCGTTTAAATAGTTCGCTCACCACGATGAACTCCAGTTCTGTGGTAATGGCGTTGATGTCATCGGCGGATTCTTCAACCCAACCCAACACCTCAAGGATGTCTTCTCGTTTCCAGTTCATTTGTCCATGCCAAATGATTTCATCCAGTACTTATTCTGGAGGGCGAGTTCTTCTTTCATGCTTTCGATCAGTTGATCTCTCTCTGCTATTTCCTTTAAGTACTCAAAGATCCTAGCCCTGAGTTCTTTAATCTCTCTCTGGTATTCGCTTGTAGTATGGGGCATGGCATCCCATTCCCTGTCCCAATCATCATAGAACTCATCCTGCCTTGTCTTCATTGCCAAACTCCCGCTTGGTTTCTTCTCTAACCAACCACATCAGTTTTGCAATCAACATCTGTTCAGTACGATCTTGAGGACGCTTGAGATCGAAATCCTCAGCCATCCCCTTGATGATCTTCCAGTCCACGAACTCCAAGTTCCCGGCATCACCGATCTTGCACCAGACCTTCTCTTCGGTCTTGTTTGAAGGGATGTCTAAATAGGACACGTCTTCTTCATTCATGGGTAATCCTCTTTGCGTGTTCAAGCCATTCGTCGCCGTATTCAACCTGTGCGTAGCCCTTGAACCAAGGGCCACCGCGAGTGAAGTGAACAGCGATAGGATCATCGCAGTCCTGCTTGGTATGCCAACCCTCAAGGTAGTTGTAGGTCACCGGGAGTTCACCAATGTGCTTGTTCTCTAGCCATTGGAGCCGGTGAAGGTACAGGCCGGTCTGTGTATTCACCACATCTGGAGTAAGGGCTTGCACGGATGGATGCTCACAGTTGATGAGCATGAACGAACTCCAGTTCTTTCGGGTGTACTGGGTCTGTGCTTTCCCATCCATCTTAATCTTCTCTGGCGGGTTGTATTCGTGTTTAACCACCATCACCGCCTTCTCAGGATTCATGTAATCACGCAGCCCTGAGATGTCCTTTCGAAAGAAGAAGTCGCAATCACAGAACAATGCCCAGCCCTTGTATCCAGCCAGATACGGCGTGAGGAAGCGTGTAAACGAGAACTCCGTGGAGGCGAGCGGGTCATGATCTCTCCAGTAAAGTTTCTGAGTCCGCATCTCTTGCTGCTTAATCGGCCAGACATCAATGGGGATTTTGCTGTGCTTGCGGAGTGAACTCTCGCAAACCCGAAAGGCAATGTCTTCCCGACTGTCATATCCAATAAAGACTCTCATTCCTTACTCCACAGAAACATAGGCTTGATGCCCATTCGAAAACGGAATCGGTACTTGTGCTTTTTGGTTTTGAGAATCAGCACGAATCCTCTGTAACAACCAGAAGGATTGTCCTTGCCAATGATGGTGAGGTTGAGTCCTCGTTTAACCGGAGCGCCTTCAGGCCTCATCCAGATTCCGAATCTTCGAACTGCCTCCCCACGATTCTCGATGGCACTCAAAGCAAACATCAAGAACCGATCCAACTTTTCTGGGGTGACATCGGTGCTGCCAAGCCTGAACTCGATGCCAGCCAACTCTGCCCATGCGATGATTTCACTCTTGTCCATCACTTTCCCCTCGCACGGATGGCGGCGGCGCATTCTGATCCTGTTTTCTCGCGTTTTGCTTCTATTGCATGAAACACAAGGCATCCCGGTATTCCATCGGGACATGGAATCTGCATTTGATACGCCGTTTTTTCCTCACACACCTTCGCACACGCCTCCCGCTCGGCTGCGGCAACGAGGGCGGCGAAGCGTTCAAGCGCAAAAATGTTTGGGAAGTCATAATCATGCTCGCTACTAGCCTCCCGCGCCAGTCGGATGATGTCGTCGCGGGTCATAACTTCCTCCTCTCCCAGTGCATAGCGATGAATGTTCTTCACGAGTTCTGCCACTCCACCTTGTAGATGTTTCCCTCAAGATCAAAGTCGATGCGGACATTGCACTTCTGATGGTACGGCCCATAAGAAATCAGTCGTGCATCGTCAGGTGTAGCACGGTAATACCTACTCACGCTCACCTTGTGATGGTCTTCTGGCGGAAGACTGACCCGATAAAGAGGCTCTGGTGTTTCGGCTTTCTTCATATCCGCCTCAGATCTTCCTCAGTATCCAATCATCGATCACTCGTCCCACCACCCGGTACTGCAACTCCCTCATCAGGAATCGCACTGCCGCATGTTTGCCTTGTTCAGGAACAACGTATCGATCCTTCTGCTCAACGATCACCACCGGATCGTTGTTCTTGAAGGTATCGAATCCGCCCTTCACCACCTCCAGTTCAAATCCCTCGACATCGATCTTCACGAAGTCAACATCGGTCAATTGGAAATGATCAAGGGGTAGCATGGGGATGTCGCCTGTAGCGCCACGCGCCACATGGGTCGAGCCGGTGTTGTCAGGTTCGATCACCATCTTCACGGAACCTTCCTTCTCTCCAAGCGCATATCGATGAATGGTCTTCACCCTCGGCGCGTTCTGTGCGAGTAACTGCGCGAAATCCTCGCAGGGTTCAAAGGCAATGACGGTATCGAACTTCTCAGTAAGGCCCCTCGCCCAGAGTCCAACATGCGCTCCGATATCCACGGCTGTACGGAACTTCGTGCAATGTTTAACCGACTCGCGCTGGTGAGCAGGCTGGTATGTGCCTGCATTGATGGCTTCGAAGTACTGCCCGATATGGTTCTCTTCATCGGGCAACCACCAACCTTGGACTTGTTTCATTTGAGCATCTCCGACTTGCGGCTTCCTTTGTAGTGGATGATCTTCGGGTTCCGTCCAGAGAGTTCTTCTGGAAGACAAGCGTAGTCCGATTCAGGCAGTACGCCGTAGTCACCCTTCTCTGCGGCTTGCACCCAGATCCTCATGCATTCTTGATCGCCGTACCATTTGCGGTACTTGGGGTCGATGTGATCCATGATGAATAAAAGATCTGCCCAGAAAAGATAGTCCTTGGTCACCGTCGCGCAGGCGAGGTACGGATAGACCTGATGGATCAACTTCCCTTGATGCTCTGAGAAGTCGAGTCCCTTCATCTGCGTGTTGAAGTAGAGATCGCGACTGAAAGATCTTTCGCAGAGCAGAACCCTTTGCTCACCCAACAATCGCTTCGGATCTATGGATGCATTGACGATCATGTCATCGTCCAAGTACATGGCCGGTTTGGTTAAACGCAGTTCGGCATAGATCTGGAGGCGGTACTCCATCCAGTTGTCTGTGTCGAGGGTGAGTTCGAATCGGCGGGTGCCTTCGATCTCAGGCGTGTGCCGATCCGTACACATGATGATCTCTGCGTTGGGATTCGATGCACGGAGCGAAGCGACGAACTTCTTGGTATAGACGAGTTCCTCTTCAGTTCCTGTCCGAAAGAACACGAACGTCGAGACAGGACTCTCGCCAGAGAGGTACGCTTTAATGTCCTCCGTTAAGGCTTCGATCTGCGGAGTCCAAGGGGCTATGGCGCTGTCCTTTGGGTAGGTGCTGACAGACGGATACCAGAGGTTCTGGTTCCCCACACAACTGTTCCAGTACCAGAGTTTGTTGGAATCCAAGAGAAAGGCCTTGACTCCAATGGCACCGGCAAGATGACCGGTCGCGTTGCTGACGGTGACCACCGCATCGCAAGCGTTGATGAGCGCCGCGAGTCCATCCAAGTCTTGGGTGTTATCGATATCCAGAACCTGTTCGATCTGGATGCCGTGGGTCTTTTCGAGTTCATAGGCTTCTGCGTAGTGGTCCCCGTATTGGAGACTGACGAAACGGGTGTTCGGGATCTGCAAGAAGGGCAGGAAGTCCGTCAGGGCAGCAGACTTGTGGTTGCCGATTCTGGGCGCTCCTGAGGCCCAAGAGAGGCCGACCAACTTCTCACCCGGCTTGAGGTTGAAGTCCGCCCTAATGGCACTAGCGCGGGCGTAATCGGGTATCAGATAGGGGTCCGCCCGGAACTTCGGAATGTCAGCCATCTCCGGGATCAGTTCCTTGGCAATGCTCCCCATCGGGATCTGCGAGTCGATGTCCCAGACCCGTGCGTTCTGGGGAACGAACTGGATATCTGAGAACGATCGTTTAAACAACGGTATCAGGCGAGCGTCCATCAGGACGGTCAGTTCCGGGACGAGAGTCTTGAGGTGTCGTAGCAGTGAGCAGTAGAGGATCTGATCCCCCACCCCTTGTTCCGACCAGACGAGTAGATCCTTGTAGCCTTTCCCCAATTCCCACTGCGGCTTGTTGGTCTTCAGGCGTGGGCTGTCGAACTTCTTCGATTCCCATCGGTAGTCGAACGTCTTCCACCCTTCGGGGAAGTTTCGCTTCTGAAGGTTCATGAGAGCCATCGTCCATGGGATATCCATGTTCGTTGGGTCCATCGCTTGGGCTTTGTTGAAGTCTTCGGTGGCAAGATCCCACCGCTTCATCTCCCAATGACTGCGGCCCCGTTGAATCAGGGCTTGGACCATGGCGTTATAGAGTTCGGCTATCTTGTCGAACTCCTTGATGGCCTCATCGAACTTGTCTTCGTTCGAAAGGTTGACGCCGATCTGCAAAGTCTTGATGAGTTCGTCTTTCACCAGTAGTCCCTGCTGTTGAACCCGCCCCCGCCCCGACTGGATCTCCAGTTCGGGGAAGGGACGTGTCTCCATTCCCAGTTGCGAAATCTATTCACTCTCTGAATCAATCCTCGCAACCACCGGATCATCAGACTTTCTCCAGCGCCTTGATGATCGTCTTGAGGGAGGCAATGAGGTCTGAGACATTGGCCCTCTTCACCTTCACGTCTCGTTTAACCGCAGGCTTTGCACCGTAGGTTTTCGAGACGATGTAGACCAACTGTGGCGAGACCTTCAACTTCTTGACGATCTCCTTGCTCGACAAACCTTTCTTGAGCAAGTCGCGAATCATCGATGACTTGGTAACTTTCATAGTTCCTCCTGTTAGAACGGTACTTCTTCGCTGCTCTGCTTCTTGTAATCCACATAGACCTGAGCGGCGACGGACATGAACTCGTTACCCGCCTTGGACTTCTTCTTCCAGACGGAGAGGGACATCTTCGGCTCCTCGCCTGCCTTCGCCTTCTCAACCAACTCCTTGAGCAAAGCCTTGCTCAGGGTCAGTTCGCCACGGAAATCGGGGTGGTTCTGGGAGTTCTTCCTGTTGTTGATGAAGAGTGCGCCCTGCGTGATGTCACGATTCTGATACTCAGCCATTGTTGTTTCCTCCAAGTTTTGCCTTCAACTCAATAAATCCCTTCTTCAACACCTCGTATTGAGCGGGGTAGTTGCTGTCGAGGATATCGATAACCTGTTTGTTCTCCTTCCAGAAAGACTTGAGTCCTGCCTCATCCGCGCAGAACTTGTTGGCGAACTCCATGAGTTTCCCAACAACCTCCGCAGCACCCTCCTCTGTCGGGATATCGTTCGGACCCTGCTTCGTCGGGGCCACCTTCTTCACCTTCGGTGGCGGCTCGTTGAGGGCAATGATCTCCTCGTTGCTCAGGACGGGAGCGGACTCCTGTTCCGTGGACGGGACATCCTCTCCGGCATAAATGTAATGCCCGAGTCCAAACATCGCGAGGCACTTCACCAAGCAGCGCATCTTCGTGTCGCTGATCTTTCGTGCATCAGGATTCTTGATGGCGTTGTTGCGGTGATCCATCACCGGGAGCCACATCATCCGGTGGCACTGGCCGATCATGATGGCGCAGTGAACCGTCACCGTCCCATCAGGATGCAACTCAGAGTGTGCAAACGAATAGTCAGCCTGCGGGTATTGCTGCATGAGAACACCCCATGCCCATGCCCAACTGAGATAGGACAATCCGTTCTTCTTTTCAACATGCTTTGAGACATCGATCTTGGACAGGGTCGTCCAGATCTCTGCATAAGTCGGTGCAGATACTTCAGTCATAACATCTCCTGTTAGTTTGTTACGAGTTTACAAGTTATTTGATGGCGGTCAAGAGTCTTGAGCCAGAGTTTCGGCAAGTTCGTCGATATATTTTTTGTGTTGTGAACACCATGCGTTTACACGGCACCAGTTAGCCGCGCATCGTCCGGGTTCCCCTCGACGGAACTCAACTTCCTGACCATCAAGAAGCGCAGCCTTCGCCTCAGACTCACTGTCATAGAGTTTGATGGCTCGTTTGTTGCCCTTCTTCTTGACAGCCCAGATCGAAGGCTTCTCCCATCGCTCTTCCTTCGAACACTCAGGGAGTTCCGCTCCAGTCAGTCTCTGGAACTCAGCCGATTGGTGCAACGCAACCCGATCTTCCAAGTACTGATCCTGTACCGGCTCATCCCACATCGGAATATCGATCTCGACGATGGGTGCCTTCGGGTAGTCTTGCTTCTGCTCTGCATCGCGGCGGTTCCAGTCACGGAGGATAGCCACCACCTTCAATGCCTTGACCTTCTTGCTCTTCGCACGTCGGACAAGGGATGCGTAGCAGTTCAACTGCGTTTCCCATCCTTCCTTCCCAAAAACCACAGACCAGACACTGGTCGTCTTGTAGTCGAGGATGGTGATGCCGTCTTCTTCGACGCGCTGTACGTCAATTGCACCGGAGATGACCCAGCCATCGATCTCAGTGAAGAGTCGCTCTTCGGTAATGTGCTTATCATCGCCGGTCTCTTCGAACATCTTATGTGCGGCAGAGCCTAGTACTGCCCACATCTTCTCGCTCACATCCTCTTCCATGTTCTCCCAGTTCTCCTGACGGAGAATGCGAACACGGGGTGAGTCGATGAGTTGAGTGATGGATCGATTGCTTTCGCCCTTGCTGTATTCGCTACGGGTCAACGCACGAACGACGGTGTCGGGCAAGCCATGCTTGTTTGTAAGTTTCATGCTCTCTCCTGTTAGACGCGCCAGACTCTCAGTCCCTTCTTATCTTTACTAGAACTGAACTTGAACTTCGGGTTCTTTTGAGTGAACCTATTCAGCCTTACTCGCAGTGAGTGCAGGATGCGTGACAACTCTGCATCATCTGCATCGATCTCAATGACAAAACTATCACCGACATTCATCTCAGCGAGTGGCAATGGCCCGATACGAAATCGCTTTGCGATTCGATCAGGCAGTGGAACATTTCTGTCTATCTTCATGAGTTCCTCCAATTGAAACAGGTGACTATGTGAACATATTAACAGATAACAAGTCAACAGGATTACCGATTGTTGAGTTCATTGTTTTAGGGGAGCCTGCGAGCAAAGCAAACAGCAGGCAACTGGTGCATTTAAACGGACGACCCGCATTCATCAAGTCAGCGAAGGCTCGTGCGTATCTGAAAGACTTTCAGTGGCAGTGTCCGAAACTGAATCCGCTGATCACGGGAGACGTTGCCGTACATCTACGGATCTTCTACGCATCACGCAGACCTGACTTGGATGAGTCAGTGATACTGGATGCAATGCAAGGGAACATCTACGAGAACGATAGACAGGTGAAAGAGAAGCATGTCTATCACGGACTCGACAAAGAGAATCCGCGTACAGAGATTGTGATCACGAGAACAAGTGATGCATGGAATCAATACTGGAATAAAAAAGCCCCGAAAGATTTCTCCTCCGGGGCTTGACCGTCAAAGGGGCGAGACGGTAGTCTTGAGTTGCGAATCAAAAGACGTGGGCAGATCCTATCTGGATCTCCGCCTCAAGGCAATCCCCCGTCCTTGGTCGCCGGTCCGGCGAGCCGTAAGTGAGTGCAGGGGGAACATCCTGCCCGCCCCAAAGTGCCTAGGTAAATCCATGCTCTGTCTACCCCTGACAACATGGTGGGTGGCTACGGCCAAACCGGTCTGGACTTGTGCGAGTAGGGCATGGAGTAATCCCCCTGAAAGCAGTTCCAGAGTCATGCTGAGATGCATGGCGCACTGAGTACGGACAAGCCGGGTTAGCCCGGCCACCCGGAAAAGGGGGGAGTTGCGAGAACAGGAGACAGAATGAATCTAGAAGAAGTCTTACAGCACCAACTGGAGAGTGGGCGAATACACTGCCCAATCTGCTCAGAAGGTCGCAAGAAATCCCATGAGAAGACCATGGGAGTCACCGTTGAATTCGACAGGCTTGTCTACCAATGCTTCCACTGCGGAGTCCGTGGTGCAGTTCGAAAGGAAAAACTTATGCAGCCCACACAACCTTACGTTCAACCGATCAGCAAACCCCCAAAGCCTGTCGATCCACCGACAGAGCATGTCCCCGATATCGTCACAGAGTTTCTGGTTAAACGCGGTATCCATCCGGCCATTGCTACCCAGTTCCCCTTGGTCGGTTCCGAGAAGTACTTCGCAGGGGTAGGGAAGACTCCCGCCATTGGATTCGTTTACGGAGATCCGAAGCATCCCGAAGCGATCAAGTGGCGAAGTACTGGCGAGAAGGAGTTCACTCAGCAGGGTGCAGCACGTTCGTTCTTTGGTTTAAACCAGTTACCTCAGGGCTTGAAGGAATTGGTGATCTGCGAGGGGGAGATGGATGTCCTCGCCTTGGCAGCGGCGGGTATCCCTGCGGTGTCAGTCCCGAATGGTGCGCCCGCGAAGGTCTCAGATGGCAAGGTCGATCCGAAGATGGATGGTCGGTTCTCGTATGTCTGGGAAGCCCGGAAGTTGATTGAGTCCGTCGAGCGGGTGGTGTTCTTCCCCGACAACGACGAACCCGGTCAGGCCCTCGTCGAGGAACTGGCACGTCGCATCGGACGGGCGAAGTGCTGGGTGGCCTCACTCCCTGCCAAGGATGCGAACGAAACCCTCCAGAAGTTCGGCAGTGACGCCTTGCGAGAGGCTTTAGCAGCCTCCAAACCCCTCCCACTGGAGGGCGTGTACCTACCAGAGGATTTCGAGGCTCAGATCGTCTCTCTGTACGACTCCGGGGTGGTTAAGGGCGCAAGCACGGGACTTGTGACCCTCGACTGTCTCTACACCATCCTCCCCGGTCAGTTGTCGGTGGTGACAGGGCTACCGGGATCAGGGAAGAGCGAATTGATTGACCAAATATGCGTCAATATTGCCATGCAAAAGGGATGGCGATTCGCGGTGGCGAGTTTCGAGAACCCACCGCACATGCACATTGCGAAGTTGGCTGAGAAGGTCATCGGAAAGCCCTTCTTCGGGGACGATAGGATGTCGAGCGATGAGAGGGACTACGCACTCGCCTTCCTCAATCAGCACTTCGTGTTTCTCCAGAGCCATGACGGTGCGCCCAGTACGGTTCAGTCGATCATCGATAGAACCAAGCAAGCGGTCATGAGGATGGGCGTTCGGGGTCTGATCATCGACCCCTACAACTACCTTGAGATGCCGGGCGACTCAGAACACCAAGCGATCAGCAAGATGCTGACGGACATCGTCCTATTCTGTAAGTCCCATGAACTGCATGTCTGGTTCGTCGCCCATCCTGCCAAGCACATCCCAGATGATGGGGTTCCGAAGGGGCAGCACATCAGTGGCAGCGCGGCATGGTTCGCGAAGGCGGACATGGGCGTGACCGTAGGTCGTTCGGGGAACCAGACCAAGGTGCATGTCTGGAAGAGCCGGTTTAAATGGGTCGGAGCGATTGGTGATGTCGAACTGAACTATGACCTACCGACAGGTCGGTACTCAGACAAGGTCTACATTCCGCAGGCTGAGGAATGGCCGGATCTATAAACGAAAAAACCCCGACACCCTGTGACAGGTGCCGGGGTCTTCTCTAACCCTTGAGGGTTTTAGCGAACCTCAATGCTCAACGGACACAGTTCCGTCGAACGAATGGTCTTCGTGTATTCGTTTCCCAAATACTCATACACGCACTGCTTGGTCATGCCAGTGGTGCGCTCGTACTTGAGAAAAGCCGTACCTGCGAAGGCACTTACGCTCACCAGTGCAGCCATCATAACAATCAATTTCTTCATGCTATTTCTCCTGTGATGTAACGATCAGCCCAGTCAATGCATTCTTGTCGGGAACCTTTCCAGTATTTAAACAGTTCCCCGTTGGTGAATGCGACCCATCGATCTTTCCAGATCCGACCCGGACATGGGAACACCCAGACCATGGGGTTCCCGTCCGAATCGTTGAAGGTCAATGCCTCGGGATGGGCTTGCCCAGTTTCTCCATCATGATCCGTGATACATAGGCCGCGATTGACGCGCATCGTTCTGCCTCCTCTGGGTCGTCACTCTCCATCGCATGATGGGCTAGGTGGGATGTGAACTCTGCGATCAAGGCAATGACATGTACGTCCTTGAACTCCATGCGTTCGATGCACTCCGGTCGAATATCAAACGCAATGCCGCCATGCATTTCATACGCTTCGATCACACAAGAGAGGTCGATGTTCTCCCGGTGGTAGTGCGACTCGGGATAGATCTCTCCGTCCATCGGATTCAAAAACATTCTTTCGCTCATGTTTAAACTCCTAGAACATGTCTGCGGTGAGGTCTTCTTCGGGATGATCGCGCTCCCATTTCTGTGGGTTGATCGTCCGCTGTATGTCATCCAATCGTGCGTTGATCTGCGCCTGTCCCAGAAGAATCTTCTGGAGCATGAAGTTGATGCCGCGCAGTTCTTGGTTGGTCGCTGCGCCCATCGTTGCCATGCGGATCTGCTGATCAAGCATATCAATATCAGACTCGTTCATTGCGACGTGCCTCCAGTCTAGCGGTTTGCAGTTCGAAGAACTTGCGGGTGATGTCATCCGCGAGTTTGTTGGTGCGGGACGTATGCTGCTTGCGTAGCAGTTCGAAGGCGTTGACCTCCTTCTCAAGTTCAGCCTTGAGGAATCGATACTCGCGTTCGAATTGTTCTACGTTCGGGTCGATTGCTTTTTCCATGTTTCAATCCTCATGAGTCGCGATAGCGTAGGCTGCAACAAACACAACAACTGCCACAAACATGCGCGGCAGGACAAACCAAAAGAATTCCCAAGTCATGCGGCCTCCATCTGCTGAAGTTGATGCTCGTATGCCCAGTGACCATTGTCCAAGTCGTAGACCGGCTCACCATTCTTCTCGCCTAGATCAATGATCTTCGCAGGTGCAGGTTGGCGAGTCCCCCAACCGCCACGCCACATCACTTGATCACCGATATTGAATTGGTAGTTCATGCTGCACCTCGCTCGTAGTTGAGTTCGACCTCGCGCTCACGAACAGCGTCTCTGACTGACTCGACATCTGCCTCGTAGAGAGTCTCCCAAAGGTCGAGGAAGAATCGTGCAGCCTCTGGGCGATCAAGTTTACGCGCCTCTTTTTCTTTCGAGTGCGCGACGGTCATGATG